GGGTGGTTGCTGGTGTTTGTTGCGGACTTTTCGCTTTGTTATTGGGCCTCGGGTAGGTAGCGCATGCGTTGGAACCCGTCTCAAAATAAAAATATAATCCCCCCGTCCCGCAAGGACCTAGGCTATGGAGCTCCGGTATCCATAAACCCGTCCCTAGCAGGGAAAGCGTATAAAGATGGATGGGACATTGAACGTGCCTATCGCGAGGGAATGTCCAAGATTACTTGGGTCAATAGATGTATTGATGCGATTGCCGGAAATCAGGCTCGCCTTCCAATTATTCTTAGGAAAGACAACTCTAATCAGGGGGAAATAGTTCGTGGTCGCGAGGCCAACAGGTCCACCCTCTTAGAGCTCTTGAATAACAAGGCGAATGTAGGAGAGAACTCTTTTATTTTCCGATACAGATTGTCGGCCCAGCTGATGCTCGGTACTCGAGGAGCATTCGTAGAAAAAATTAGAGGAAGAGATGGGGGAATTATTGCCCTTAACCTCCTTCCACCTCAATCAACAGCACCAATACCTGACCCCAAAAAGTTTGTATCAGGGTACGAAGTACAAATGCCCTACGGAGAAAAGCAGTTCTTAAAGCCAGAAGATGTTTGCTGGATAAGAAGACCGCACCCTCTTGACCCTTATCTGTCCCTTACGCCACTGGAAGCGGCTGGGGTTGCTATTGAGATAGAAAACCTAGCCAAAATTTACAACCGCAACTACCTTCTTAATGATGGTCGTCCTGGCGGCATTTTGGTTGTTCGTGGAGAGATGGAAGAAGACGACAAAGAGGAGCTTAGAAATAGGTTCCGCGGTAATCTGGCGAGGGCTGGTCATACGACGGTTATTGCTGCCGACGACGGTGTTGATTTCGTTGATACTTCGGCCAATCCGCGCGATGCGGCATATGTTCAGATGCGTCAAATAACAAAAGAAGAAATTCTGTCAGCATTTGGTGTTCCTGAATCCGTCATAGGAAACGCTTCTGGAAGAACATTCAGTAATGCCGGAGAAGAAATCCGTGTTTTTTGGATGGAGACAATGCTCCCCCATCTTGAGCCAATCGCCAGAGCTCTTGATGAACTCGATGACAAGTATTATCTAGATTTTGACACGTCAGAAGTCCCAATTCTTATGCTCTACAAGCAGGAGAGAGACAGATACCTGTTACAGGAGTTCCAGGGCGGGTTAATCAGCGCGAATGAGTACAGAATCGGTTCTTCTCGCAAGGAAGTTGAGGCAGACCTCGCGGACTCTTTGCTGCAGAACCCCAATCTTATTCCAATTGCTAATACCAAAAAGAAAATGGAAGAAGGCCAGACCGAAGTCCCAGGTATGCCGGGAATGCCACCAGGGATGCCTGGAATGCCGCCGGGAATGCCTGGAATGCCGCCGGGCATGCCACCAGGGCCAGTTCCGCCAGGCGGCGAAGCCGTCCCACTGGACGTCAATACGATGGCTGGGGCGCTCGCAGAGTCTGCGGCCGATGGTCAGCTTGCCCAAACCACGACCCCGCCAGAACCCCTTGGTGGTGGCGTCCAGGCCCCAATGCCTCCAGGACCCATGTCCGTAGCATCGTCGCCGGATAACGAGATACAGGTAAAGTCCACGGAAGAAAAACAAGAGACCAAAGACCCAATCGACCGCAGTGAACAGGCAATAGAGCGGTGGACCAACATCCTAGCTCGTGGCATGGAAAGAGTTATCGAGCGCCAGCAACGGGTAGTTCTCGAAAAGGCAAGTGGGGCAAAATCAAGGAAGGCCTTAATGCACGGCACGCTTGATATTGAATCCGTGTTGTCAATAGAAACGTGGAACAGACAGTTTGATGAAGATATTCGTCCCGTTGTGTCCTCAATAATTAACGATTCCTTTGAGTCGCGAGTTGATGATGCGTCTACGAAAGGTCTAAAAATCAAAGCCCTGCCAGCAAAAGATGTCCGAGCGATGGTTGATGCGCATACATCCAGAATGAAGAAAATTAATGAGGTTCATTTCAACGAAATTAACTCCTTAATGCTCAAATCTTTCGTATATGCAGATGAAGAAAAACGGTTTAGTTTCTTTCGTGATGGCCTCGTAGAAATGTTTACGGATTTTTTTGCACACCAGCAAGAATTGCTAGCAGAGCGTGAGACAAGGTCGGCATGGAATTTTGGCCAGACAGTTTAAAGAAATTAATGTTTCAGTAAAATATTTAATGTTTTCTTTAAATAAATAACTTTGGTGATAGTTGCACCGGACAGACTTATAAATCGCTTATTATTTTCAATAGACACGACGTGAAGGGTCTATCGAATGCCATCAGAATTGTTTGAATATAAGTCGTCAACGCTCGGCAATTCCGACTCCATCAATTTAGATGAGGCACAGGGGATTGTCGAATGCTTCGTGGCTGGTATCGGCAACAAGGACTCTGTGGGCGACATCGTTGCCACTGGAGCATTCACGAAGAGCCTCCAACGCCGTAAGCCACGCGTTGTCTGGGGACATAGCTGGAACGACCCCATCGGTAAGGTCCTGGAGATTTACGAAGTTCCGAACACAGACAACCGCCTTCCCATGAAGATGAAGATGGCCGGAATTGGTGGCCTATTTGCTCGCGTTCAGTTCAATCTCAATTCGGAAAAAGGCCGAGAGGCCTTCGCTATGGTTGCTTTCTTTGGCGAGGAGCAGGAATGGTCGATTGGTTACAAGACACTTCGCGCTCAGTTTGACCAGAAATCCCAAGCAAATATCATTTATGAACTTGAGCTATATGAGGTATCCCCGGTTCTGCATGGCGCAAACCAGCTAACTGGGACTATTTCTGTTAAGTCTGAAGAGTTGTCCGGTGGAATCTTGATGTCCATGATGAACGAAGAAGACCCAATTGACAAGGCAGAGATAGAAAAGCAGCTTGCTGCAATTTTGGGCGCAAAAGTATCTTTGATGGAAGTTAACGACGAAGAAATTACGTTTGCGCGAAGAATGGACAACGGAGAGGTCGGCCGTTACAAGTGTGGATTCAGCAATAATCGCGGACATTATATGTTCGGTGCGCCGCGCCCCATTATCGTAATGCCCGCGCGTAAGCCCATTGCTCCTGTAGGCGCAATGCCAATGGCGATGCCAGGAATGCCCGCAAATGAGCCACAAAGAATGATTCGGCCCTCTCAAATGCCGTCAATCCCAGTCGCCATCAAGCCAGGAGAAAATGGCAATCAGATTGTCCCATTGCTGCCGGTGCAGTACGAAAATGATAACGAAGGTCGATTTAACCCGAATAATCTTGACCAAGAAGAAGAAGACCTTAGGGATGCTCTTCTAAAAATTGTAAAGCGTCATGGGAAGTTCAACGAAGATTCCGAAGGCGTATGGGCTGCGTACACCCCCGCTGCCCAAAACGAAGTCGCTGGCATTGGCGTCAAGTGCTCTAACTGTGTCTTCTATCAGGGTGGAAGTGCTTGCAAGATAATTGACATGGAAGTAGAACCTGAAGGCAAGTGTCGTTTTGCCGTCATCCCAAAGGGCGTTGTCAAGGGAGCCGGCTCAAAAGCATATGAACTCGACGAGGAATTCGCCGAAGAAGATTACGTCGCTGACCTCGAGGTGAAATACCCCGGAGAATTAGCAGTTGCAGGACTTCGTGGAGTAGTCGGCAAGCGGAGAAAGAAGCGTCGGAGCTTTAAGTTCTTAAGTGAATTTGGTTCCAAGAGTGAAGATTTTGAAGACAAGCCATACTTGCTCCCGGTTGTACCTCAGTTCGCATTCCAAGTAAAACAAGTTCTTGACCCAATCTTTGATTATCATGGTGTTGATTCTTACGTCGACACAAGCGGTATCTTCATGACTTCTGGCGTTACTTACGAATTGATTGAGGCAGTCGACAACGCTGTCGCAAACTTAAAAAAAAAATCCTTAAGTGAAAATGACGTAGAGTGGAAAGCGGCCGGGTATCGCCTCGGCAGAGCCATTAGTGGCCGTTTAACTGACCGCCCGAACATAGGCGGAGGTCGTTCTGCAGGACGTTTCTTTACATCGGTCGGGGCAGAAGACTTTGACCCATTTACCGCACGCGACGCCAACCTTAACGGAATCGTAGGAGAAGGACTGTTTCTCCGTGGAGTTCCTCTTGCCGTAACTGACCCAACTCCAGATGGCCCTGGCTCTATCCGCAACCCCAAGCCGTCTCCCAGGCAGGTTGCGAAGCCAAATGCTGCAGCAATTTCTCGAGCGGAAATTCAAGTAGAGAAAATAACAAAACCCAAAGAGCGGCAGAAACTTTCTTCCGGAAGTGAGCTCGTAAATCTTCCACGGATAGATGACCCGGATGTTGATTCGGCAGAAAAATATGGCGCAGCAGAATCGCAGCGCGATGAGCTTCAAGGCGTTCTGGATGGAGCATCAGATTCTGACCAAATAAAGAAGTTAAAGAAGGCCATTGCCGAAATCGACAAATACATGGAACGTGTCGAGAAGATGGCCGAAGGCGAAATGGCGGATACTGAAAAGCCAAAGAAGAAGCCTATAAAGAAGCAGGTAGAAAAGGCTAACCAAGGTCTTTCAAGTGGCTACGGGAAGTATCTAAATAAGCCAGAGGCGAAACGGACAGCCGACGAGAAGTCCAAATATGATGGAGCGCTTTCGTCTGGCGCACTAAATGTTGGGGACGAAATCCCCGAGGATTCCCCACTCGTGCAGGAAATGTACGATGAGATGACGAAGCAAATTCTTGATGCGCTTTTGGGGCTTTCGGTCAATCCTGATTCAAAAACGTGGCAGTTCCCATGGCGGAATCCCGAAGCATATGCAAGAAATCCAACAAGCGGTAGAATTTATCAGGGCACAAACCAAATGCTTCTGCAGCTAACGGCTAGTGCTCGCGGGTACCAGACTTCTAGGTGGGCTGGTGCTGGACAATGGAAAAAACGTGGCGGGAAGATTAGCGCGAAAGACCTATCTACCAAGGGCGTAAAAGTTCTAGTACCGCAACGAGGCAGAGAATCTGTTGACCTAAATGGAAATATTGTTTCTGGTCCAAAAACATACAAAGTTATGGAAGTCTTTAACGTCGCCGAAGTCAAGGGACTCCCAGAAAAGTTTTATGCTCTTGAAGATGTAGAGATAAATAAAGAACAGAGACTTCAGGACCTAGAAACTGTGATTCAGGAGATAGGGCCAGCATTCGTTGAATCGAAGGGCTCTCAGGCATTCTATCGGCCGGGCACCGACAAAATTCACATGCCTGCATTTGAACAGTTCAAAGACGCTTTGGCTTTTTACGGAACTGCCATGCATGAAACAGTCCACTGGACATCGCACCCAAGCCGACTCGATAGAAAATTGGGGAAAACGTTTGGTGATGAAGGCTATGCCTTTGAGG